GCACCCTCTTCGCTAAACTGACCCGTCGCTCCGGCGCGTTGTAGCGCACGCTGGAGTGCCGATCCTTGCAGTTCGCTTTCCAGCGCCTGCGCCTGTAGTGTATCAGTTGGGCCGCGTGCGCCCTCACGGTAGTAGTCGCCGGTGACACCTGCTTCAGCCAGACGCCGCTGGAGGTCTTGCGTATCCAGCGCACTCGCCTGCGCCCTCTCAGCGGCTGTTCGAGCGCCTCTGAACTGACCCGTCAGACCAGCTTCAGTCGCCTCGCGTGCCAGGCGCTGACCTTCTAGGCCTTCCAGCGCCTGCATACCACCCAGCGTCGCTATCGGTCCTCCTGCGCCAGCGACCTTGCCAAAGAGTTGTGCCTGCTGCGCTCGTTGTGCCCTCTCGTCAGCCGACATCGCCAACTCCTCCTGCAAGTCGAACTGACGACCGCCTAATGTTTCTATATCGCCGCCTCGACCGGCTACTCGACCAAAAAGCGCCGCCTCTTGCGCTTGCTGCGCTCTTTGGTCAGCGGTGGTTGCCAAGGCACGTCGCTGGGCCGCATCCAGCCCTGCCATCGTGCTGCGTGCCGGTGCCGACCCTATGCCGCTGACCTCGCCAAACAGGCCAGCCTCCTGACCGATCTGAGCGCGTACATCGGCAGCTTGAGCCAATTCGCGCTGCGCCCTACTCGCCGCCAGCTGCTCATTGAGCGACCGTCCTGCCATCGTAGCCCGTGCCGGTGCGCTGCCCATGCCGCTGATTTCGCCAAACAGACCAGCTTCTTGTGCAATATCTGCACGTCGTTCGCCGCCGCCGATAGCACCACGCTGCGCTCGGCTCATAGCACGTTGCTCTGCCGCACCCAACCCAGCCATCGTGCGTCGTGCTGGCGCTGAACCCATGCCAGCCACCTCGCCAAACAGACCGGCTTCCTGTGCAATATCTGCACGTCTCTCAGCGCCGCCGATAGCACCGCGCTGCGTTGCAGTCGTAGCCAGACGGTCAGTCAATTCGCGCTCTGCCATGGTGTCGCCACCCTCAAACTGACCGGTGACGCCAGCGCGTTGTAAATCGCGCCCTAGCTGACGACCCATCACATCCTGTTCGCCCAGGCGCTCCTGCAAGCTCATGCCTCTGCCGGCCAAACCCATCTGCGAACGAGCCTGATCGAACCCTAGCGCATCGCGCAAATCTTGCTGCTGGCGTTGGGCTGCGGCCGCTTCCAAAGCGAGTCGGTTGCGACCCTGACCCTCGCGCATCTGCATCAGAACGTTAGCGGTGTCGCCGCCACCACGTAAAACGCCGTAGCGCGACAACTGCTCGATGGTCGACTGCTCCTCCTGACGCTGGCGCTCTTGCAGATCGGCCAACTGCGAGGCTAAGATCGGGTCGTCAGCGCCGCCTATCCGGTCCATATACTGCCGGTCAAGAGCTTCTTGGATGCTGGTAGGTGCTGCTGCGGTTGGTGCAGCGGCTGGCGCTACCGCCATCGATGGGTCGGGCTGCTCTGGCAGGTAAGGGGCTAGCCCAGGTTGCTGCGGTTCCGGTGACTCGTCCAACCCAGCGGTCAACTCACGATAGGTTGGCGCGTCGCCTGACAGGTACGGGTCTAAGCCGGGTTGCTGCGGCTCATCACGACGCAGGTACGTGTCTAGCCCAGGCTGTTGGGGCGGTGGCGTATCGTCAATATATGTTTCTAACCCTGGCTGACGTAGACGCTCTTTTAACATCTGATCATACGTAGCCAAACCAGGCTGTTGCGGCTCTACGGTCGGCGCTTCGTACGTCGGCAAACCAGGCTGCTGGGGGGTGGTAATAGGCGGCGTGTCGCCCAACCCTGGCTGTTGGAACAAATTTCCGGTGTCAGGCAACTCAAGAGGGTCGTACGTCGGCAGTCCTGGCTGCTGGGGCGTAGTAATGGGCGGTGTATCAGCCAACCCTGGTTGCTGGGGTGCGGTGATAGGCGGTGTGTCTGCCAACCCTGGCTGTAAAGGTGCGGTGATGGGCGGTGTATCTGCTAACCCTGGTTGCTGGGGTGCGGTGATAGGCGGTGTATCTGCTAACCCTGGTTGCTGGGGTGCGGTGATGGGCGGTGTGTCTGCTAACCCTGGTTGCTGGGGTGCGGTGATAGGCGGCGTATCTGCCAACCCTGGCTGTAAAGGTGCGGTGATGGGCGGTGTGTCTGCTAACCCTGGCTGTAAAGGTGCGGTGATGGGCGGTGTGTCTGCTAATCCAGGCTGCTGGGGTGCGGTGATAGGCGGTGTATCTGCCAATCCAGGTTGGGCTGGGGTAGTAGGGGCAGCAGTGACGTTCAGACCAGGCTGCATTGGCCTGACAGATGGAGTATCGGCTAATCCTGGCTGGGCTGGGGCAGTAGGAGGGGCAGCAGTGACGTTCAGACCAGGCTGCATTGGCCTGGTAGATGGGGTATCGGCTAATCCAGGTTGGGCTGGGGCAGTAGGGGCAGCAGTGACGTTTAGCCCTGGCTGCATTGGTCTACTAATGGCCGGTGTGTCTGCTAATCCAGGTTGGGCTGGGGTAGTAGGGGCAGCAGTGACATTTAGCCCTGGCTGCATCGGTCTAGTAGATGGAGTATCGGCTAATCCTGGCTGGGCTGGGGCAGTAGGAGGGGCAGCAGTGACATTTAGCCCTGGCTGCATCGGTCTAGTAGATGGGGTATCAGCTAATCCTGGTTGGGCAGGCGGTGGCGGTGGCGGTGGCGGCGCTACGTTTAACCCTGGTTGCTGGGGCGCAGCAGTAGAAGCAGCAGCAACATTTAATCCTGGCTGCATGGGCCTACTGATGGCTGGCGTATCGCCTAGCCCAGGTTGTGCAGGCATTAAAGCCTGCGTCAACGGATCAATCGGCGCATTGCTGGCTAACCCTGGCTGCATAGGAGCTGGCTTCGCCGTACTTAATCCTGGCTGCTTTGGTTTTACCTTCTTTTTATTTTGAAATTTAGCCGCTTGAGCATAGGGGTTGGTATACGCCATTATTCTAATCCTGTTCTGCGATGCCTGGTGCGGCCTATGGGCTTATACATGAGGCTGGTGCGCCGGATGGTAAACGTCTCGTCGTCGACGAAGTTGGAAAAGCGTAGCATGGTGCGCGGATCATAGCCAAAGAGGTCGGTGTCGCCCGTGAGCGTCGACAACTCCGGTTGCAGCGTCGACGTATCGAGGACAAACGTCGAGTCGAGCAGCGCAAAAGAAGCGGTGCTGCCGGTATGCTCCATCGTCAGCGTCTCGACATTGGCAACGATACCAGCCGCTTTTTGCTGCACAGCTACGTCGTAGTCGCCCTGGTTGTCGAATAGTGTCCTGGCGTAGAGCCAGCGGCACTCGACGCTATCGCCTACAGGCGCGATGTTGCCCGTCTCAAAATAGCCTGCGATCAAATCACCATCGTCGTTATTGCCCGTCTCATGGCTCATTATATAGCCGTCGAAGTCGCCAGCATGAGGCAGATCGTCGATGAGGGCGGCGCTGTCACGGGTGAAATTGTCGTAGGGGCCGAACCAGCAGTCGAGGCGCGTCGAGTAGACGACGACCGAATCCATCGTAGACTGACCGGCTCCGTGCGGCAAGAAGAACCAGACCTCTTCTTTATTGGGGTAATAGAGCGCGAAAGAGTAAGCTAGTCGTGCGGTGTTGACGTCGTCCCAGTAGCGGTCATCGAGCGCAAAGCTCATCTTCTCGACCTGGGTGCCACCTGCCCACTGGTAGATACCATCCTCGCGCACAAAGAGTTGGCGCTGGCCTGGTATGTTGACGATGCTGCGACCGGCAATAGTACCCTGCTGGGTCTGCTGCTGCTGCTGGAACGGTATCGTTGAGTTGCCCGTCGGCGTCAGGGTGTGGATGCCTTGCTCGGTATGTACAGCTAGCGCATTGCCAAAAGGCGACAGGCCATGTACCTCATAGCCAAACTGGTGGTAGTTAGTAGCACCCCAGGTCGTTATATCGCCAGCATCAGACCGCCAGACACGGTCGCTATTGCTGTTCTCGTTGCCTAGCCAAAGCCGGTTTTCCCAAAAGGCGATCCAGGTAGGCTTCGTGAAGCGACTATCGTCATCGAGGGTGCCAGCGTTGTTAGAGCCACCAGCCCAGGTGATGCCGTCGGTGTCGACGCCGTTGACCGCTACGAGCGTGTCGCCAGCCAGCACCCAGTTCCACACATTGTCGTTGCCAGCGGTTATCGTGACGCTGCCGGTGCGGTCGGTGGCAGTGCCCCCAGTGACATCGAAGAACTTGTTGCCAGCGATGGCAAAGACTTTTTCGGTACCGGCCAGCACCAGCTGCCCCAGCGCCGTGACGGTAGCGCCGG